GTCCGTTTTCGGCAACTGTCTTTTTGTAAGCGCCTGAAACGATAACGTCGCCGTCGGAATCAATATTGTTAAACGCGGAAAAATATCCCGTTACGATTCCTTTAACGTCGTCGACGTCTTCAATTATCCCCTCGCTTAAATTCTTGTAAATCATTGCGTCTTTTTTTGTAAAAATAAAAAGGTTAAAAAAAAATGCAAACCAATAAATTATTGGTTAATAAAATGCAAGGCTTTCGCCTCGCTTTCCTCAAAGATACTTGTATAATTTTTATGAACGCCTTCAATGTCGCTTTCGCTTGGTCGCTGATAAGACAAAAAAGGCACGCAAATATAAGAATTACCTTTTGGATGGACTATTGTCCTAAAGTGTTCGTCAATTGGTATGTCTAAATTTAATTGGGCCATTTCCTTTGCAAAGCGATACGAGTACAAAATTCCATGCGTGGTCCACGATCCATAAGTGCGGACCAATCCCTTGGTTACGCGGTCAAGTCTTGAATCTTTTATATTGGCTCCCAACATCAACATATCCCAGTCAGCTGGCAAATCCTTTATTGCATTTTCTAAACTGGTCGCCCAGCCTCGGTACGTTGCATCGTCTTCAAATATCAAAACGTCGCCCTCGCATTCTTGAAAAATCTTTTTAAAAGTTTTCCATAATCCAAGCCAACCCCATTCGTGTTTAATTGCGCTTACCCTTTCCAAATTAAAATGCGGCGCCAACTCTTGCATTGACGCGCGCCATTTGTCTTTGCGGTTATCTAAGTTAATAACGTAGGCAATCATTTACGCATAGGTAAGCCGTCGGCGTCTCGCATAATTCTAAACACAACTTTGCATCTGCAATTACATATTTGGTCAGCTCCAGCACCTTGGGAGCCGTCGCCTGGTTGTCGCATATCATTACCGCCAACAATAAAATTTTGGTCGAATGGAATCCAAGGTTTTGCCCTCATTTCTGCATGGTCAGGACGCGTGCGCGTGTCGGTCGCTGGAATCCATTTCTTTTCGTACATAAAATCTGAGGTTGCTGCCGATTGCATAGCCGCGTTATTAGTTGCTATGACCATTTCGGTACGCGCAATTAACTTAGCACGATTTCTAAATATTAAAGAAATGCTTTGTTGAATGTTGGTAGCTATTTCTAAGGCTCCAAGACCCTCGTTTAATCCAGCAAGTACAATGGCTCGGATTATCTTTTGGCTGGTCTCGTTAATGCTTATTAACGTTTGCGGCAAGTTTCTAACTGCAAACAATCGCATAAAGTCACGCCATCCAGCGCGTAACGCTTCTTTAGTTGCTTTTGTTGGTGGTTGGATTGCGTTATACATAGCCTCGGCGTATGCCGTGCCAGCCACAACGTAAAGGCTTTCTAAAGTATCAGCCAAAGGCGCTGGCGTTATTAAGTCAAAGCGGTTAATATTTCCGTCAGCTTGTTTAATTGCATCCAAATACGGTTGCATTTGCTTTTTAAGAGCGGTAAATATTTGCTTTTCATATCGCCGTTCGTAACGCCTTTGCAATGCGTCCAATTGCTTTGCAAGTGCTAAATCCTTTTTAGTTGGCTGGGCCATAGTCTCCCATATTGTCTATGTTGTCAACATCTGAGGCTTGGAACTCGGCCAAAGTCATTAAGCCTTGTGGGATAAATGGTTGCTCCATCAAAATGTTCTCGTATTCGCCGTAGTTCATTGCCGCGCGCTTTTCGTTTGGAGTTAACCACCAAGCCGCCGACAATTGATTTACGAGCTTATCCATGTCGTCCTGCATTTCAGGGTAAGCCATGTAATCGAAATCCAAAAATAGATTTTTATTACCGTATGATTCCAAAAGCCAATTGTTAAGAACGTCCCTAATTTCAATATGCAACGGACGGACAACGTTATTAATTAGCGCCTTGTAAGCGGTTTCAGTATTGTTAAACGTGCTTGCCTCTGTGTCTCCAAGTAACTTAGCATCGACGCCGTAAACGCGGCACAACGAGCGTAAAATTACTTTTTGCGTGTCAATGATTGACATATCAACCGCATTCATTCCCATTTGCACCCAAGACAATTTGGCTGGCGTTATAATTACGTCGCCAGCGCGGTTGGCGCCCTGGTAATTGGATTTATAATCCTCTTTCAGACCTTGCGCTTGTTCGCGTGTAATGTTTACCGTTCCATCGCCTGTAAGTATGCCACGCGCTCCCATGTTTTGCAGCATAGACAAAAGCGCTTGCTTTCCATCGTTTGACGTGGTTAGATCACGGACGGCTGACCGTAAAGGTGAGGCGCCATAAAGGTGGTTAGCCGTTCCAGCCGTGTAACTTAAATTAATATTTTTTAGGTGGCCTACGTTATTAGCGCTTATCCGCTCGTAACCGTTGTACGTCAATCGGTATTCCTTAATCGGTTGGTTTAATCCGCCCGAAATAATTTCCATGAATTGCGCTGGTAAAGAGTACAACGCAATAATTGGCGCGTTTGGTTGCTCGCCACGTCTAGCGCCGTAAATGTAAGCGTTGCCAGTAATAAGACGGAATGCGGCAATTTCTTTTAAAAGGTTGTCCCAAGTTTGAAACTCATTTGGCTTTTTAAATAGTCGGTCTAGCTCAGGAATGCTAACCTCTTCCAATGCCCTTTCTTTAAATTGCTGAGCCTGAAATTTAGCACCTGAATTCTCAAAGCTGCCCGACATACTTTTATAGTATTTCAAAGCCTTTTGATCCTTTACCTCATAGACCACAATTGGCGCCGTGCTTACCTTGTTGATAATTAGGTTTATAATGGCGTAAAGGTCAGAGTTTAAATAAAGACCTTTCTCGATAAAATTTTGCGTTGTTGGTGCGGTCCAAATAACATTATTACCCAAGTAAGGGAAAACCGCGTTTAAATAGGTCGAATCTTTTTGGTTTAAACCTAGCGCGGTTTTTATTCTATCTAAGTAATTCATTCCGTTGTCTTTTTTTGTAAAAATAGGGTAATAAAATAAAAAAATGATTCAATATTCTAAACGTGCCAAAATTCTTGGCCACTAACCATTAATTCAGTAAATCCCCAAACCATTGCATCGACGCGGTCAGGCGATTTGCCTTTGTCAGGTTCAAAAGTAACCATTTGGTTTTCTAGTATTGGAAAACTGCCAACGTGGAAAATTTTGTGCTGCTCATAAAGCGAATAAATTGGCTCGGCCCTAACGTACTTGCCCTTTGTTGCGGTTACAAGCTTAATTCTTGCGGTCGTATTTTGCGACCGCAAAACGCTTTCAACCATGTCGCCGCCTTGGTTTTTTTCTGCAACTATGCAATCGGCATTCCAATTTTTAAACGCTTGCAATGAGACGGTTGCCCATTCAGTTGGTGAATATTTACCGCTAAGGTCTTCCAGTACATATCCCTTGCCGTTGGCATCCGTTCCGCAAACAATTATACCAGTTTCGTCGCTATTCATTGATGCCGTTGTTGCTGGATCAATGGCAACCACAATTCGCGACAATTCAGGCTTTGCGCTTACCCTTGCACGTTCAATTATTGGTCGATTCCAAAGCAATCCCTCGGCATCGTCTAGCCATTTGCCTAAAAACAAATGCTCGTAACGATGTGAATTTTCTTGTTCAACGCGTTTTGCTTGGTCAATAAACGACTGGCTTAAATTTTGAACATTGTCCAAGTAAGTTGTATGAATGTAGGTAGTATCGTCGCGCGTTGGCTTTACAAAACGGCCATAAATCCAATGGCTTTTATAAGATGGATTCATTACTAAAATAACGCGGTTGGGTTTGTTAATTGCCCTAATTGATAAGTCGATGCGGTCAAAAACATCCTCGTCCATTAATTCCTCGGACTCGTCAAGAATAAAGGTTGTAACGCCAGCGATTGATTTAAGGTTAGCCGTTGCGGTCCCTTGGCTGGTCTTAATTCCACGAAATAAAATCTTTGATCCAGTTGCATTGTTTATGATTTCGGACTGTGTTATTTCAAAATCGTCCAATTTATTCATCAACTCAATTTTATCGATGAATTCAGGAATAATCGAAATAAAAGCCGATGTTAAAGTCCAACGAGTAAAGAGAATAACGTGGCCATCCTGGTAAGTAAGATTTAAAAGGAACATTGAGAGGGTCCAAGACTTACCACTACCGCGACCGCCAGTCATTAAAAAATAACGGGTTTTAGGCACCTCTAAAAATAAAGGTTTGTATTTGTCTATGATTCGGATTGAATCCACTCGATTGGTGGCGTTATCTTGTCGCCTTTGGTTGTATGGTCATGGTCAAACTTATCACGCTGGCCAAGTCTTTGTTTACCTAGCCATATAAGCATACCACGGTCTTTATCCTTTAAAGCTGACTCATATTGCTTTGCAAGTAACAACGCATCGCCCTTGCTCCTATTTTGCCGCAAAAACTCGGTAAAACCCATTGCGAGGTCATCCTTGCAGCGGTTGTAAAATGTCTCCTCGTCAATGCCTAAATAGGCAGCACATTGGACGCCTGTGCATCCAGCTTGGACGAGTCGTCCCATTTCAATCCAGTCGATTTGTGATTTTGGTCGTGCCATATTACAAAGTTACTCCGTTTTTCTTAATGACTAAAGCTGGGTCTAATTTACGCATCCTGTCGACAATGACTTGGCAATACTTTGGGTCTAATTCCATACCGTAGCACTTGCGCTTGAGTTGGTGTGCTGCTACCATTGTTGAGCCTGATCCTGTAAATAATTCAAATATTAAATTACCTATTTTACTGCTATTTTTTAAGGCAATATCAATTAATGCAATAGGTTTAGTAGTTGGATGTAATTCACTTTTTGTTGGTCTATCTACATCCCAAACATCAGACTGCTTTCTATCTTCTACTTGACATAGTCTTGGAGCGCCATCTAGCCATCCATACCAGATTGGTTCATATTTTGTATGATAATCTTTCCGAGACATAACAAGATGTGATTTGTTCCAAATTATTGTGCTGCTCCAATGATAATTATTATCATGCAAAGCCAACATTAAATTTCCCCATTCTTGGGCTGACATTACAACATAGGTTGGACATCCTTTTTTTGAATGCATTGCCATCATTGCAAATGAAGATCCCATAAAATCTTTAAAATCAGCAGTGGACATACTATCATTCATAATTGTTCTTGGCTTGTATCCCATAGGATTGCCAGCTTTTACTGCTCCATAATTTACATTCCAAGGTGGATCAGTAAAAACCATGTCTGCTTTTTCTCCATTCATTAATTTCTCTACTGCATCACTATCTGTACTATCCCCACAAAGCAAACGGTGGTCTCCTATCTCAAACAAATCACCAAGGACAATATCTGTTTGAAGTTCATCAGGCATCTCATAGTCATCTTCCTCTGCTTCTATTTCTTCCTTGATGCTGAACTCTGGAATGTCAAGACCCCATTCTTCTACCTGCTCCGCATCCCACTCGTTGGCAATCATATCCCAGTCCCATTCACCAAACCCCACGTTGTCTTTAATTATAAATTGCTTCTGCTCCTCCTCTGTAAGGTCATCCGCAAAAATAATTGTAACCTCTTTTAAACCCGCTTCTTTGCAAGCCTTTAGCCTCATGTTTCCACCTAACACAATCATGTCTTTGTTAACAACAATAGGTCTAATATCCAGCATTTTTGGAAACTCTTTAATTGATTTAACTAACTTTTCAAACTTGTCATCCTTTATTAATCTTGGATTGTTAGGATTAGTTTTGACTTCCGAAATTTTTACTTTTTGAGTTTTCATATTTTATCAAATACCATAATTGTTTTTTTAAACCACGACGCATTTGTTGCGGCGTTTCTAATCGTTTGTGAATCCTTTGCATTGTGCTTAAATCCTCGATCTACAATTTGCCCAATGATGTAGTCGTTATTTGCACAATTAACGTGTCCGTCTCCACCTTGACCTAATACTGCCCAGCTTATAATCAAATGCTTTTTGGCGTGCTTACAAATGTTGTTAATAAATTGCTGCTCAAATTCCGCTGGTATATGTTCTCCAACTTCCAGCGACAAAACAACGTCAAACATTTTGCGCAAATAAAAAGGCTTAGACAAGTCTAGTACCTTGCCAATCCCATTGCTTAGCGTTTCGGTATTAGGGTTGCCGTCGTATGCCTCCACCTTATAGCCGTCAGCTTTAAAAGCTTTGGCATAGTCACCCATACCACATCCAAAGTCTACAACTGTCTTGGCTTGTTTTTCTGCTAAATAATTGGACAAAGCCGCGGCAATGCTTAGATCGTGAATGTGCCCAGTTGCGTCCGTTGTCTCCCAAAATCCTAAATTGTTTATTTTCATATCTTTTTAAATTTTAAAAAAAAGCTTGGGCATAACCCAAGCCTTTTAACATCAACAAACCCAAAATAACTACATTAATATGATTGTTTGGCCAGTTGGCTCGCCTGTAAAACTGCAAAGATTTCCGTTCCATTCAAAGCGCACCTCTTTTTCTCGGCCTTGGTAAGATGCTGCCAGCGTTCTAATCTGTCTTTGTACCAATTCGATTGTTTCAAATTTACCTTTGCCTTTATTAGACCAAGGCGACCATTGTCCGTCCCTTAGTCGGTACCTAATCTCAAGCGAATAATCAGGCTTAGAAATCGGGTAACCTTTAGCCATCTTTTCGTCTAATTACAACCTCCAAGCCAATTGCCTCGCAAATCTGTCTAAGTCTGTTTAAGCTTATAGACTCCCAGCCGTTTTCGACCTGGTTAATTGGTGCCAAGGACAATCCGATTTTTTCGGCCAATTGCTCCTGGGTGTAGCCAGCGGCTTTGCGTGCTTTTCGTATAAATAAACCCTCGTAAATGCTCATCGTTTTAATCTTTAGGCAAATATAAGATTCCGATAATAATACAATTAATAAAGGTGATTTTTGTTTAAAACGGGACTAATTTATAAATGCCCATGTGTATAAACTCCTCGCCTTTTTTTACCAGGCATTTACGAACGTTCAACTCAAAAACGTTTTTATCGTTAAAGCCGTATTTCTTTTGCGCAATATCAATAAGCAACTTAACTGGATTGTCTAGATCGCTGGCCTTGTTGCTAAAGCCGAAAAAAAACTCAATCCTCAACATTTCTTTAGGGTCAATTTCGGCTTTTGGCAACATAAATGAAATCGTGCGCTCGTAATGCTTATATGCTTCGGTCTTAAAGCGTTTGCCTTGCCACGCTTCGTTAACGCTTAGCGGTTTTTCGTTTAATTTAAACTGGATCATTTACATTTGGTATAAATCCAAGACCAAGCCAAGGTCCACAAAGCCAAGGCAACCATAAAAAGCAACAAGCTAGAAACCTTTAGGAGCGCCAGTAGGGTAATCCCTACCAACGCCACAAAGATTGCGTACAAATCATTCTTTTTCATTTAGAAAGGTAAGTTATCGTTTTCGACAATGCGTTTCTCTGTCGGCTTAAAATTGCCCTCATTTTTGTTTGCCACTTGTACTGGCTTCCAATCGTCTACCTCCAAGTAATGCGTTGGCTTACCTTCAACCTTTTCTTGCTTTTCCTTTAATACCAGGTTTACCCATTCTGAATCGTTTGCGTTTAAGTATGCCAATAGCTTTTCTAAGTCGCTACGGCTTTGGCTAATCTTTGTCATTTCGCCAAACTTGGTTTGAATAATCTTTGCGTTTCCGCCGTAAATCTTGCTCATAATGTTAATTGGTTTTTTAATTGATTGTATTGATTTATTGTTTTAAATATTTGATAAACTACCTGTGGGACAACTGCGTTTCCTCCTGCTTTGATTGATTCTTGTCTCCATTTAGAAAAGGTAATTCCGTCCAATCTGTCGGAAATCCCATCATCTCCATCACAAATTGGGGCGACAGTTGGGAAGTTTTGCCAGTTATTTCCCTTGCTCTTTTTGTTAGTGAGTCTTGATTTTCCAATCCTGTCACTTTGTTTCCGCAATCCGATGACATTGGAGTTGGTAGCATTCCCATTGCCATAGCTCTTGTTAATGTTACTGAATGCATTGATCCTTCCTTTACTTGTGTTGACTTCATTGTTGCAGTCGCATTGGTTGAATCCATACAAGTTGGAGTTGGAATCATTGTAGGCAATAAACCAAATTCTTTGTCGAATATGTGGTGCGCCGACGCTTGCAGCAGGAAGTAAAAACGGTGTGACTTCGTAGCCTTGAGCTTCCAAGTCAGCTTGCACTTCGTCGAAAACCAATCCTCCATTCCAATTAACAAGGCCGCGAACGTTTTCGCCCACGACGTAGCTCGGTTGAATTTCTCTAATTGCTCTAAGCATTTCGGGCCATAAATGGCGCTCGTCCTGTTTTCCAAGTCGCTTTCCAGCGGTTGAGTATGGTTGGCATGGGAATCCACCCGTAAGAATGTCAATTGTTCCTCGGTGAATAGAGAAATCTGTTTTGGTGATATCATTGTAAGTTATTGCTTCAGGCCAATAATATTTTAAAACTTTTTGTCCAAATTCATTCCATTCGCAATGGAATACGTTTTCCCATCCCATCCATTCAGAGGCTAAATCAAAACCTCCTATTCCGCTAAACAAAGAGCCATGTCTCATACTAGCTGATCCAAGTTTTTTCCGTCCTTAATTGCCTGTAAAATAAACAATTTCCAAATCTTATTCTTGGTTTTAGCGCCAACTGTCGACTCTTCAACGTACCTGGTTGTCAACCGCAATTCCTTACGCACGTCGCTTTCTATTTCTTGCACGTTAAAATCCCAAGGTTTTAAAATTCCTTTCTCTTGAAACTTATTAAACCAGTACATTCCCCAGTCAGCAAGGTGCTTGCAATGTCCAGTTTCTTTGGCCTCTTGGTAATTGTCTCGAAAGGTTTGCTTTCCAACCTCAATCCAGTACGCAATCTCTTCGTTTGTTGGCTCCTTTTCTTTGTTATTTAAAGCTTGCACCTCCTGTACGATTTGGCTTTGGTGGTGCGCATAATATTGATTAATCCAAACGCTTACCGTCTTTTCGTTAACGTGGTAAAAATCGCCGTATTGGCCCCTCATTCCAGCTTGCAAAATGTAATCAACTCTTGCCTCGTTCATCCAGCCATATTTTAAAAATAAATCCAAAAGGCATCCAAGTAATTCCGTTGCTTCGTCTTGGTTGTAATCTTTAAATTGTTTTAGACCACAAACAAACTCCATTTTTTGTAAATGTTTTAAAATTATCTCTTTCATTGGTTTGGTTGGTTATTTTTTTCTTTTTCTCTCATTAATTCGTCGTACATATCCGCAAAAACATTTCTGCTTTTTGACTTTTCCGCTGGCTTGTAATTGGTTTTTAAATTATTGCCAATGTAAAGATTAAAACTATTTTCGGCTTTGGCGATTGTCATATTTTCGCCCTCTTTTAAAACCGCCCATTTTTTAAACAATCTTTCAATGGTATCTGAATCCGTCGAATGTACCTCTGCCATTCTTTCAAAGTAGGGACGCTTTAAAGGCTTTTCTTTTTTAAAATCATTAAAGACATCCTCCAAAGAAAAAAGAGCGCCAGCGCTTATTTGTTTATTTACATTACCATTTACATTAACATTATCATTTACATTAACATTACCATTTACATTAACAGCTAGGTTTGCTAGAGAATTTGTAGCATTGCTAGGATTTGCTAGGTCATTTCTAGCATTGCTAGCTTTTGCTAGGCCTCCCTTTTTACCAGCCTCTGATCGTAGGTACTTTTTTTCGTCCCAAATCTTTAGGTCCCTTTTAAGCTGGGTCTTAATTGGTAGAAAAGCCAGGCGTATAAACTTGTCGTCTGTCTCGGGATTTTCGTCGTTAACATAGCCAAAAATATGCTTAATTAACTTGCCAGCTTGCTCGTCGGTAAGCTCTTCAAAGACTTCTCTTTGGTCCGTGTACAATACAAATGATTTTTTCCCTTGCATAAAATAAAAAAGGCCCTATCGTGTCGGAGTCGATGGGCCTTGGGTGAATTTCACCTATGAAACATTTAAGGCTCCGACCTCTCAAATGTTCCATTCAATACACAAATATAAATCTTTTCGATTTAACCAACTAGCGAGCGCTTCTTTAGTTGAAAATAAATGCAACCGTATGAAAGGCCCATTTCTTGCGCAATGACTTTAATTTGCTTGCGGTCTTGCCAGGCCTTAAAGATTAACTCTTTTTCGTATTCTGTTAAATTGCGTCCTCTCATTTTTTTACAAAATAACGAGCAACTCGTTTTCCATTTTCTAGCGTAACCATGTCGGTTTCTACATTAAAACCCTTATCTCTAAGGTTAGCAATCCTAGCCGCCAGCCTAAGACATCCAAACTGGGTAATTGCCTCCAGCTGCGTTATGGAATAGCCGTTTAAAAGCCATCCCTTGATCAGCGCGTTTTGAGAGTCTGTGCTTTTCATCAATTCAAATAGTTTAATAGTTCAACACTTGCTTTTGTAAACTCGTCCTTAAATTCTTGCTCGCTAATTGGAATTAATTCCTGTTTAATCGTTTCGTCGTACCATCGCCCAGCCGAATAGCTAATTGGATGAATTGAAATTTCAGGATAAATAAGTAATGTATTTTCTAGCCTAGACTTGACAAACAAGTAATTTTTGTCGTCCAAAATCATTTGGTAGTGGTGAGCAATTTTAAAGTACTTAGGTAAATTAAACTCGGTTTCTACAAAATGCGTGGTTTTAATTTTAATCGTTTCCATAGGGATTTGGTTTTAGGTGTTTAGGATAATTTTAAGCCGAGCATATAACCCAGCGCAAAGATTGGCGACAAAGCCAAGACCGTGTAAATGATTTTTCCGATTACTTTAACTGCTTTTTTCATTGGTGTTTGTTTAAATGTTTAACAAATATTAAAAGAATCTTAGTAATAAAAAAGAATTTATACTTTTTTCTCAATCATGTTTTTTGATTCTGCAACGTCTAGCAACTTTTTAACCTTTCGAAATTCCAAGTTTTGATCCTCTGCTATTTCTCGGCAATCATAGCCATAAGTTGCCAAAGTTAAAATCCTACTAATTTGGTGGTCCGTAAGGATTTGGAAAATATTTTCGTCCATCAACTTTCGAGGGTAAAGCTCGTGCAACCTCATTTTAGTATAAAGCAAATACCCAACTTTTTGTTGATCTAGTCCGACAAGCTTTGCAATTTTCTTGCGCGTTAAACCTTCTAAGTAAAGCGCTTTAATTTTAATCATGACTTCATCAAGTTCCATAATCTTTCGAATGTTTCGTTAAAAGGTAATTTCTCTTCATTGTAGGTGGAGGCCACGCCCCTGGGCGCCAGGTCCCCTGGGCGTTGGATAAATTTGCCTAAATACAGATAGTTTCTCATTTGATTTGGAGGTTAAAGTTTTCGATTATTCTCGCGCCAGTAATATTTTCGCCGCGCTTAATGGCTTCTTTAATTGCTACCTTGTCAGCGGTTACCACGTTTTTAATGTTCACAAATTGGCTAGGTAATGCCTCCACAATGTCTACCTCGACCGACTCGCTACGACGCAATGAAAGTTTGAATAAAGGACTTTCTATCTTGTCGATTGTACTTACCAGCATTGCCTCCCTTACTGCGTCCTTAAGCCTTGTAATGGCTCGGTCCTTGCTTTCTTTCATTGCCTTAAGCCTCTTAATTTCTTGGTCGATTGCGTCGCTATCGCTTTGGATATTTGCGATTACCTTGGCATAGTTTCCAGCCTTTGCCTGGAGTTGTTCCTGGTTAATTACTAGCATTTGCTCCAGCTCAGGAGTCAGCTCGTCGGTTTCCAAAAGAAAGGCTAATTCTTGAGCCTCCCTTGTTATTTCGTATAAGTTTGCCATTATATTAATCCGTCTAAAGTGTCTTTTTGATCCTGTGTAAATTCGTATTTCGTTATTGCCTCTTTAGCTTGCTTTTGCTGGGCCTCCGTTCCGTTAAGGTATTTAACTATAAAAGCAAATTGCTCGTCGGTCGGCTTTGGCTTTACAACCGCTGCAACCTTTGGCGCGTGGTCGTTTGTCGAGTCAGGGTCCTTTGTGTCGTCAATTAAAAACAAACCGTTAAGCGCATACTTTCTAGCGTAACTAGACGACGATCCAAACGACTGGGCCACGTCCATACCTTTGCGGTTAATGTCGATGCCAGCCTGGGCCGTTACCGCTCGGCCTTCCATTCTGCCCTCGCCTTCTTTTTGTATGCTAGCGGTTGCCTCAATAAAAACAATGCCGCCAACCTCTTTAACCTCGTCCTCAATTATTAACGTGCATTCGTATTTTAAAAGCAATGGCTTGACCGCTTCCAAAATATCCTCGACGGAACGGTACTTATATTTCCCAAAGGAATTATACTGGTTTTTGGGAGCCTTTAACTCCGCTTGGATTAAAATCAATTCTTTCATAGGTGTTTGTTGTTTAAAGGTTGCGTTCAATATTTATTACTAATTCGTAAATAAGAGAGTTGGTAGGCGTTACCTCGTCCCAGCCGTTGGTATCTTCATTAAACTTTGTTATTGACTTGGTTGTCTCAATTTCAACCTCAATCTCAGAGTCGCCGCAATAATCCCAGTCGGACTCTTCGCCGCATTGCTTAATCTCGTAATGGCCAGTCCAGCAATACTCTTCGCCCTCGTAAAAGAATAGCACCTCTTGGTCGAGGTACATTTCTGAATCGTTAAATAGTTTTCCCATAGGTATGTTTGTTAAATGTATACCCGAAATTATTACTTATTTCTATGATTCCAAACAATTTCTAAAAATACTTTTAACAAAACGCAATCTTTTGTTTTAGTCTTAATTTTTATGCTTTTAACTTGCAGCATGAATGAGGACCAAATAATAAATCCGTTTGGCTACGGCATAGCATCTAAGGTGCTAGACGAAAACCGAAAACCAGTAGATTGGTGGATGCAATACTTGGAGTTTAACCAGGCGGTCGACGAAAACGAATTTTATATTCTGTTTGCCGATGGATTGCTGGTAAAAAAAGGACGGTCAAAATACAAAAGTAGCCAATACACGTTTGGCGACG